AGTTAGCAAACCAATTACAAGCACTACGAAACGTTGTTGGTACGCCAATCAAAATCAATAGTGGATATAGATGTACAGATTATAATGATAATGTCGTAAAAGGGTCTAAAAACAGTCAACACAAGTTGGGTAAAGCTGCGGATATTGTTATTGCTGATATGACACCACAAGAAACATTTGAGTTGGTTGATTTGTTGATTAACGAAGGAGAATTGTTGCAAGGTGGTTTATCCGCTTATGCTACATTTACACACTACGATATAAGGAAAACAAAAGCACGTTGGTAATGGAGATAAATTTAATCTTATTAGTACCAGATGCAATGATGGTTGGATGGCAATATTTTAGACCAGATAAGAACTTTAACTATTCAGAGGTAAATATATTTTTATTCTTTGTGCAGTTACAAATAAGATGGAATAAAGATGAATAAGATTTTAGGGTGGTTTACTGGCGGTGTTGTTAAGGAAGTAGGTAAAGTTATAGATAGTTTATTTACGTCTGATGAGGAGCGTTTAAAAGCCAAAAACGAAGTGTTTAAAGTTCTACAAGAACAGCAGTTGGAATTACAGAAGCTACAAACAGAAATTGTATTAGCAGAAGCAAACGGTAATTGGTTACAAAGAAGTTGGAGACCAATACTAATGTTAGCTTTTGGTTTTATTGTTATTTATGTAAAGTTTATTGCACCTTTGTTTGCGTTACCTATTCCACCATTAGAAAATGAGTTTTGGGATTTACTGCAATTAGGTATCGGTGGCTATGTAGTTGGTAGAAGTGTTGAGAAAGTAGCTGGTAATATTACAGTAAATAAAAAATAATTTAAGTTTCTCTTTTTTGTTTAAAAAAAAATATATAAATTTACAATTTATTAATTATAATTCTAATTATCGTTATAATTAAAAATAAAGAAATATATATAATAAAATAAATATAAGTGTTCGGAGTGTTATATAAAAAAAAAGGTATATACCTTTAACTTTATAGCTAAATATTCTTGTTTTTGTTTATAAATAAATTATTTAAATACATATTTATTTATATATTTGAACAAGAGAATATCTTAACTGTTATCTTTTCATCTTATTTTGTTTTTAGATTACTATCACTAAAAGGATTCAGCTATATGTTGAATCCTTTTTTTTGGCTTTAACAAAATTTTAACATTTCTTTAACACTTTTATTTAAAATGCTTTTGTACATTTGTAGGGTAATTAATAACTAAAACAAATATTATGGAACAATCAAACTGCTGCGGTGCTGGAAACTGGTTAGAATCTGGTATCTGCGAACGATGTAAAGAACACGCTGACTTCTCTGATTGGGAACAAGAAGCAAACGAACGAATGAAAATAATTGGTCAAAACGGAAATAGTGGAATACATTATACAAAAGAAAAAATCAAAGAACTATGGAAGCAATGCAAAGTGATAAAAAGATAAACCAAGCTGCTTGGGATAAATTAAAGCTACAAATTGAATATCATATGGAGCAAGACCCAAACCTAACAGATGTTAAAATTAACTATCAGTTAAAAATTCCAACATACGGAACAAGAAATTTTTTAAATTTAAAAGCAAGTTTGCAATAAAAAGTAGTATATTTATAAACCTAAAATAAAACAGATGGAAAAATTACAGAAAATTCAAGCAGAATTAAAAGCACCAAAAAACCAAAGAAATAATTTTGGTAAGTACAATTACAGAAGTTGTGAAGATATTTTAGAAGCAGTTAAACCGCTTTTGAATAAATACAATTGCACCTTAACAGTATCAGATGAAATCAAAGAACTTGGTGGAATATTATTTGTTGAAGCAATTTCAATCATATCTGATGGCGAGAATCAAGTACATGTTAAAGCACAAGCTGGAATTGACCCAAACAGAAAAGGAATGGACATTGCACAATCATTTGGTAGTTCATCTTCTTATGCTCGTAAATACTCTTTAAACGGATTGTTTTTAATTGATGATACAAAAGATGCTGATTCAACAAACACACACGGAAAAGCAACAAGCAAAGTAACAAGCAAAGTAACAAACGATGATAAACCTTGGTTGAATGAAAACACACCAGAATTTACAAGAGCAAAAGCATATTTAAAAGGTGGTGGTAATTTAGCAAACGTTGAATCCAAATACAAGATTTCAAAGAACACAAAAGACGCATTAAATAAATAGACCTATGAATAGTATTGAAATGAAAGAAACAAAAAAAGACCATTATAGATTACTTTTAAACGGAGTTGATGTGACTGGCGAACAAGAAAGGAGTGTTTTTAGACACATAATACAAACAATAGACACTGCAATAGATAACTAAAATGTAAACTGTTAGGTTTACAAATCTCAATCGAAGTAAACTGACAGGTTTACAATTCAAGAAATAGCAGATATTATTGACATACCAGTAGAATTATTAAGAATAAAATTATAAATCAAAATTAAAACCAAAGTAAAATTATGAGTGCAAACAAAAGTTATTTATTAGGAGACGTTGAATTACCATTAGCAACAATTAAATCATTATCTCAGTATTTTGAAGATGTATTAACATACGATACAAATAGAGAATTAGTTGCTAAGAAAGATGAAAATGGTAAAGCTATTAAAAAGCTTAAATTAAATTTCTCTATTTTTGAAGAAGGAAATTACGGTAAGAATGTATCTTTTACAATTCCACAAACAAAAGAGCAGAGAGAAAACGGAGATAAAAAGAAATATGTTGCAAACGGCAAAATTTATTACGCATCTGATGATCTTTCTTCGTTTGTTCAGAAATCAGAAAAGAAAGAAAATCAACAATCAAGTAAGGTTGTTACAGAGGATTTACCATTTTAATTAAACTAAAATAAGGGGTGTTAATAGCATCCCTTTTTTATTTATGTGGAACTATAAAAATAAGTCGATTACAAAAAGAACTGATTTACCACCTGATGCAATTGGGTTCGTTTACAAGCTACTAAACACAGAAACAGGTGAATTATACATTGGTAAAAAGATACTCCTTAATAAGCGTACTAAACCACCTCTAAAAGGATATAAGAGAAAGAGGATTGAATATGTTGAAAGCAATTGGTTAAAATATACTGGAAGCAATCAGTTTACAAAAAAATGGGATATTAAAGATTGTTACAGGGAAATAATGTATATTTGTTATAATCGTACTATGATGACATATTACGAAACTATGTTACAATTTAAAGAAAACGTTTTAGAAAGTGATAAATTTATAAATGATAATATACTTGGTAAATTTTATAAAACAAAAATACAGAAATATATAGATGATGAAAAAACAAAAAAATTACAAAGATGAAGGTGCTGATGAAGTAAAGAGAATGATGATTCTAAAAGAAATGGAAGAGTTAGAACTTGAAGCGGAATTAGATGTTGCTGAAAATATAGACTATCCTCCTGTCGCTATTTCTTGCGGTAGTTATATTGATATAGGTACAGATGGCACACAAAAGACTTACCCAATACCAATTTGTACTTATGGAAACTTTAGTTTTACACATGCTTATCCAAAAGTAGGTAAATCTTTTTTTATGAGTTTACTTGTTTCAGCGTATCAAGGAGGTAAAAACGAATATACTGGTAGATTAAAAGGCCACAGACAAGGTAGGAAAATAATACATTTTGATACTGAGCAAGGTATGTTTCATGCTTCTAAAGTAGCAAGAAGGCCATTAGTAATGAACGGGTATATGCAAGATGATAATTATCATTTTTACGCTTTACGCACAATGGATTATAAGCAAAGAAGAAACTTTATTGAATATATACTTTATAATAAGTTTAAAGATGAGAAAATTGGTTTAGTTATTATTGATGGTTGTGCTGATTTGGTTACTGATGTTAATAACATGGAGCAATGTACAGAAGTTCAAGAACTATTTATGCGTTGGAGCGGAGAACTTGATTGCCATATATCTACTATTATACATTCTAACTACGGTTCAACAAAACCAACTGGAGTACTTGGATCAGCGTTAGAAAAAAAATGTGAAACTCAAATAATGTTAGAAAAAAATACTGTAAATAAAGGTTGGGTAAGTGTTGAATGTAGAAGAGGTAGGAATAGAAACTTTGACACTTTTAGTTTTGGTTTTGAAAAAAACGGTTTACCTAAGTTTATTGATAATGATTATGAATTTTAACAAAACTTTAACATTTAACAATATAAAAATATTATACTTTTAACAAAACAAATAAGATGAATATATTAAAACAAGCAAACGAAATAATAAACGAAAGATCTGAAGAAAAGGAGCGAATGTATGGTCCTTTTGAAGAAGGTATGGAAAGAGCAGCGTTAATAGCTAGTGGAGTAACTGGTAAAGACATTACTGCGAAAGACATGTATATGTGTATGGTGGCTTTAAAATTATCAAGAGAAAGCTATTCACATAAAGAAGATAATCTACTTGATGCAGTAGCTTATTTAGGTAGTTATAATAATTATGTTGAAAATAAAAACAATAAAAAATGAAAAAAGTAGGAATGTTAGGAGTGTTAACGAACTTAGGTACTAGGTTATATTCTCATAATGCTGGTTGGACTTATGTCACTAGATCTATATTAAGTGAAAAACTTGGTTATGATGTAGATATAGTTTCTAATAAAGATAATTTTAATGATTACGAAGTGTTGGTAATTAACGAAGGTGTTAATTTTAAACCAGGAGTATTTAATTTTTTTGGAGGAGTTCAAGATAGGCAAATAGATTCTCTTAAAAAGTTTAGTGCTTATAAAGGAGATGTATTATACTTAAATGATTTTGCAGATTATACAATACCTTGTAAAAAAAGAAAAGATTTATCTGATTATGCTGATTTGACTTTTCCTAAAGGTAGAGTTATAGATATAACTAAGTACGGTGATTCTGTTATAGTAGGAGATAGCCACAGTATATCAGCTTGGGAGCCAGGTAGAACTATAAATAGATTAGATGGTAAAACGTTAAATGGTGCTTTAAAAATCGGTTTAAAGAATCTTATTCCAAGTGAAGACCAAAAAAACGTACAATTTTATTTTGGTAATATAGATGTTAGATTTCATTTTCATAGATTTGGAGGTGCAGATGCTATACGTAAAATATTTAAAAAATATGTAGATCAATTAATAGATTTAAAAAAAGAGGGTTATAATATCACTTTAACTCATTTAATACCTGTAGAAGATGAAAGTCGAAAGATACCTGGTACAGGTAAGTATTTAGGCAAAAACTTTTTTGGATCACAGTCAGAAAGATTAGAGTATGTTGAGCATTTTAATTCTTTAATAGAACAAACAGCTGAATCATTAGATTTAAAGGTTGCTAGATGGTATAATTTAGATTACGATGGATTATATTTTGATGATATGGAATCAAGACAATCTGTTCATTTAAGGCCTTCTTCTTATATGCATGCTGATAAATTTATAAATAATTAATTATGTTAGATAAATTCATAGATTATTATAGTAAAGCAAAAATGATGCAAGAGCTTAAGTTTCAGGGTAAATACTGGACAGCTAAAGATGTTAATGACGATTTAGTTTGGAATATACCAATATACGATGTAGTTAATAGAAGGTACGCAGCTTTTAGTAGTTTATTAGAAGCTTTACATTTAAGAGATAATGACCCTAAAGGTAATGGTAAATATTTTAATTCGTCTTTATTATTAGATGATAATAATTTTATTAAATTATGTTACTTGTTTAGATTATGTGGATCAGGTATTAATTATAAGCCAAAATTAAATAATCAACCTCCTTTTGGTTCTCATGGCTTTGGTAATTTTTGGGTAGTTGATCAATTAAAAGAAGGTGTTATAACATTTGAAGAATGGTTAGATGTTATACCAGAAAAAGGATTTTGTGATGTTAAAGGTTATTTATTACCAATGATAAAAGGTGGTTTAAATAATTACATTAAGAAAGATTCAAGTAAACTTTTAGATGAATTAATAAATTTTATTTTAAAAGGTAATATAAAAGGTATAAAAGAAGTTGTAGACTTTGGTAATAAATGGTTGATCTCACATGATTTTAAAAGACAAAACTTTGTACTTACTGCTTTTGCTATGGATATGGCTGAGTATTTTCCTTATTTAGTTTGTAGAAAATCAGATGTATATGTTGGAAGTAACGCTAAAAAATGTTTAAAGATGATAATGCCAGGTATTAAACATGATACAGCTTTAAGAGAACTATGTAAAATAACTGGTTTTAATTCTATGCCTTACGATATGGAAGACGTAGCTTGTGATTTTATAAGGTATATTGAAAACTTTCAATCTAAAGAACATATAGAAATGAATAATGGTATAATATATAAAAACAACATAATATGAAAGACGTATTCTTAAATAAGCAAACTATTGTAGGAAACAATGATCTACAAGGATTCATGAATTTAGATTATTATTTAGATCTAACAAAAGATTTTAAATCTTCTTTTGGTGATTTTAGTATAAAAAAAGTAGATGGCTTTAATGTAATAGATGAATCAGAATCCTGTGAAGTTGGTTACAAAGCTAGAAGCGGTGAGTTCTTTATACAAAATTTAGTTGAACAAGGTATAAAAAAAATAGTTTATGTTCAGCCTAGACGTGGTTTTGCAGGCATATCTTTGTCTTGGTTGTGTAAAAAGTATAACTTAGAACTTATATTAATTATGCCAGCTTCAAAACAAGTAAGTGATCACCAAGCACTATGTATTGAATTAGGTGCTAAACCTTTATTTGCTAGGATCGCAGCTATGCCTAACGCTAGTGTAATTGGTAAAAAGTATGCTAAAGAGATAGGTGCTTATTATGTACCTCTTGGATTAAATCATCCTTTAGTTATAGCAGGTGGTGTTAGATGTATTTATGATTATTTCAAAGATAAAGAGAAGCCGAAAACAATGTGGAGTGTTATATCAACAGGTGTATTAAGTAGAACTATGCAAATAGCTTTACCTAATACTGAGTTTAAAGCTGTAGCTGTAGCTAGAAATATACAACAAGGTGAATTAGGTAGAGCTGATTTTTATTCTTATCATAAACCTTTTAATAGTAAGTCAGATTTAATACCTGATAAATTTAATTGTGAAAGTTCTTATGATTCTAAAGGGTGGGATTATATGGTTAAATATGGTAAACAAGGAGACTGGTTTTTTAGTGTAGCAGGTAATGCTAATATTCCTACTATAGATAAAACATTAATAGATTCCTATAGAGATTGGAATGATTTAAGAGATTTTAAGTCTTAATTAAAAAAAAAATATTATATTTGTTAAAACAATAGAAAGATGGAATATAAAATATTTAGTGATTTTTTTTACGAAAATCAAAGTTTATTTAAAAAACATAGAAATATTAAAACAGGAACTAATCATAGTGATAACATAAAACACCTTAAGACTTTTTACAAAGTTGAATTTCCTTACGGACATTGCTTCCCTATAAGTCAATTTATGTTTTATTATTTAGGTGGTTATGGTTCTAATTATGAATTAAGATGTATAAAAAAAATACCAATGGTTATAAAAGGTTTTGAGTTATTTACTTCACATTGGTTTGTGCAAAATAAAATAACTGGTGATATAATAGATCTATCAAAAGAGCAATTTGATAAAATAATTGACATAGATAAATATTATAAATATAGTAAAAGAGCTAATTTTGGTTTTCCTTATTTTTTTAGAAACGGAGGTAAAAGATATAAAAAAACAGTACCAAGTAAACAAGTTATTAATTTGTATAAAGAGTTTAGAAAAATTAATATATATTCATTAAAAGATAGTAGTAAAATAGATATAAAATCTAAAACATTGGAGTTTTATTTAAAAGAATACGAGAATGGAATTTAAAAATGCAAATGACGCTTACGAATATTTTCACGATTTAATAATATCAGAAGGCGTAGAGTTCGATAATACTAAAGCTTTATTTAATATAGGTTTTACATTAAATAATCCTATGGATAATATTATAACAAACAATGAGCGTAAGTTTAATACTGAATATGCTAAAGCTGAATGGAAATGGTATATGTCTGGTGATCGTAGTATAAATAAGCTAGGTGAAATATATGGTAAAATCCCCCCTATATGGAAACGTATGGCTAATGGTAATGGTGACGTTAATTCTAACTATGGTTATCAATGGGAAAGAAACCACCAATTAGACTACGTCGTATCTATATTAAGAGAAAACCCAAATACTAGGAGAGCTGCTATATCTATATATGATGGTAAAGAAATAAGCGACTATAGTAAAGACACACCTTGTACATATGCTGTTCAGTTTACAATATTAAATAATAAACTTAATATGTCTGTATATATGCGCTCTAATGATTTGTGGTACGGTTTTTGTATTGACCAGTATTGTTTCTCAATGTTACAACAACATATAGCAGATAGGCTATCTATAGAGGTTGGATCATATTACCACCACGCACACAATTTACATTTATATAATGATAAAATAAATGTTAAATAAATTATTTATATATTTGCTTTAAACTAAAAAAAATTATGTATTACGTATATTATATTAAAGGTAAAAAAGTAGGTTGTACTAAAGACTTAAAGAGAAGAGTAGAACAAGAACAAGGTTACAAAGATTACTTAATACTATTTGAAAGTGAAGATATAAAGAAAGCTTCTAAAGCTGAAAGATATTTTCAAGAAAAACTTGGTTATAGAGTAGATACTAATACATATGAAGAATTAATAAATAATAATAAAAATAAAAAAACAAAAAAGATGATTAAAAAAACAAACCACACTATTACTTTTAAAGTATTAAAAGAGGAAATTACAAAAGATTTCTTAATAGATCTAAACATTATACATGATGTAAACGGAACTGATATTATTATAAACGAAGAACTTGCTGAATGGATGATAAAGAACTTAAAGAAGTCTCAATTTAATAATGAGATGTTTATATATAATCAGTCTTTAGTAAACGCTTACGAGTTTGTAATAGAAAACGATAATATAAAAAATCAAAACAACTTCGATAATATTAGAGAATGGGCTAAAGAAAGAGGTATATTTGACAAAGGTGATTCTAAAACACAGTATATTAAATTACAGGAAGAAGCTGGTGAATTAGCGAAAGCTTTATTAAAAAACGATAGGCCTGAAATTATAGATGCTATTGGTGATATTGCAGTAGTACTAACTAACTTAGCTCACTTAGAAGGTTTAAAGATAGAGGACTGTATACAAACTGCTTATAATGTAATATCTAAAAGACAAGGTAAAATGGTTAATGGTACTTTTGTAAAAAACAACTAATGGAAATCAAACTACTAAATGGAGATACTTTTAATAAAAAAGATATTCTTAAAAAGATGATGGATGACTCATTCTACTACGGTTATCTTGGTAAGAATGCATTAAGTAGTTCTATGTGTAAAAGTTTGTTAGAAGGTCCAGAAGCTTACGTTAAAGCATTAAATAAAGAAGATAAAGGTAAAGAACCTCAACCGTTTAGAGATGGTCGTTTAATACATTTACTAGCATTAGAACCTCATAGAATTAATGAGTTAACTATAATTGATAGTACTAAAGGAAGTAAATTATACAAGTTAGCTGTTGAAGGAAAGCCAGCACAATCGGTTTACACAAGAGCAGAATTAAATAGGTGTCAATCAGTTGCAGATGCCGTATTAGAAAGAGATGAGTTTAGGGAACTTGTTAGGTTTGCTGATTTTGAAATACCAGCAATAGGATATTATAATAATATACCTTTTAGAGGTAAAGCGGATGTATTACTTCCGGGTATTGTTGTAGATTTAAAAACGACAAGTGATATTTTAAATTTTGAACAAGCGGCTTTGTTATATAATTATGATTTACAATGTGCTCTTTATTTAGAATTATTTAAATGTTTTGAATTTAAATATATTGTAGTTGATAAAAAAACAAAAGAAGTTGAATTTGTTTCTTTTAGTAGTGAATTTATTCAAGGCGGATATGATAAACTAAACAAAGCAACTGAAAATTATTATAAGTATTTAGACAATAAAGAATTTTATGATTTAAACCTATAAATATGAATGATAAAGAACAATGTAATCAATTGCACAGAATAGCATACAGAAGTTGCTTAGATAATTACTTTACATCTAAAGATAGGAACGATATATATGAATACTGGTTGCAATTAGTTGAAGCAAAAAGAACTTGTGAAGCTTTGGGTGTTCAAAAGGCATTGGAATTTATTGAACTTTGGGAAAATATAGATGGGTAAAATAAAGCAAAGTTTAATATATAGAAAGTGCAACTACAAGGCACAATCATATTGTTTTAAACAAGGATTTGTAATATATCCAATATTATCAAACACCAAGTATAAAGTATGGTATTCAAGAGGAGGTAATGGTCAATATTATATGAAAGGAAAAGAATTCACTTTACAACAAGCGTTCCAATCAATTTGGGATTTATACACTAAAATTTATAACTATGATAAACAAAGAAAAAATGAGAGCAACACAAACACATTATGACAACGGCAAAGATTACGATGTAATTGATGTAATAAACGATTACGGTTTGTCATTTATCAGAGGTAACATACTTAAATATGTTATAAGGGCTGGTAAAAAGTCAAACGAATTACAAGACCTTTTGAAAGCAAAAGATTATATTCAAAGAGATATTGAAAGATTAAGGGAAGCAAATTAGCTTCTCTTTTTTTTTGCTTAAATAAAAATAAATGTAAATAAGTTTTTTTTATAAGTAAATAAGTATTAGATTTGCTTAACGATAATTTAAAA